GGACCCCATAGACGCAAACTTAAATAACGGTATAGTCATACCGTTATCTAAGTGAGCTCTTGTAGAGCGAGTAGCAAAAACCCACCTCTTAAAAAGAGGATGGACTTTAAGCATTCGCGCCACAAGTCGGCAAGAAACGCGGTCACTAGCATCGGACAAGTCTATTGTGGCATACTTGCCAGACATAGACCCGATGCGAGCGAGATTGGAATTCACTTCTTGCGACGTGAAGTTCACGTGGCCAGAAGTATATCTTCCACGGAACTCAATCCGTGGTCGAACCCAATCAGATATTGCTTGTTGCATATATTGCATTGCAACAGGCTCTATCGCGATAACACGCGATTTCTTGGCGGTCTTAGGGACGGAAACTACCCGTACAGGGCGTTCCTCCCGGGGTACAACGTACGTTAACCTGGAAAGAGATTCCATAGCGTCCGGATTCAAGATGTTTGCACATCCGAATTCAGCGAATGGAAATTCTCTCTCTAGTCGTGTTGGCCACTCGGCGAATCTAAATTTAGAGTTGCCGCGTATGCCTTCACAAGTAGTTCCAGGACCATGTCGTGGTCTGAGCTCTGCATATGAGTCACAATCATGTGACTCCCGCAAAATATCAGACCAAACAATGCCAGATACCTGTTCAAAGGTGTCCGACAGAGTTTGTGGAACAACATGAAAACGTACGTCGCGTTCAACATCGACGAATCGTAGTTCTGATTTCCTTTTACGAGAATCAGAACAAACCATGAAAAGCTTACCAACAGCCCGACAAATCTGCCGGACTGAACGGATCGCTTCGATGGACGGTTCATCGATGATACTCCCATCAGGGTGAAAAATCTGGTCCATGAAACCTCGCAGAAATACGGGGAGACATGATCCATTCCGACGTTGCTTAAACGAAGGAATAGAGGATGGTGACCAGCATCTTTCGTCAAGGGCCCTTTCAAGCCCTTCGGCAAAAGATGGAAGGGTAATCGTTAGAAACGATTCACCTTCATTTTCCACTCGGCGTTTGACTGTTCGAATGTCAAACGCGGGGTTGGCACCACACCTCATCCCGCAATCATGCAGGATGTTGAGAGTAACGTCGAGCAGGCTTTCCATGGATCCTCCAAATGGAGGTACCCATCCTGGCAACCTGACCTAACAACAGGCTGTGCGGACACCAAGGAAATGGTGCCCGCACAAGTCCCCGGAAAACACCAAAATTTAGGTGTTGCCCGCCACAACCAGGTCAAACTTCTGGGTGGTATCAGTCGGTTTATACAAAAACCGAGAGAGA